CCAACTGCACCATTTGGCACACTGGTTGAAATTGTATATCCTTGTGTGGACAAACTACCAGCTGTATCTACTGTAAAATTGCCACTAGCCAAAGTAGTTGCACCCTGCACTTGCAGTGTTGCTCCAGGACTAGTAGTACCGATACCAACTCTGTTATTAGCTGCGTCCAAGTACAGCGTGTTGGCATCAATGTTTAAATTGATACTCGCAGCATCTGCTGTAATGGAACTGGTCTTAATTTTTGAAATTGGCATCTTCTATTCTCTTAGATAAAATTACTGTGCGTTTCTTTCAGCAAGGGCAGCTGCTTGTGCTGCTTCATATGCAGCAACAACTTCTGTAGTCCATGCTGCTGCAGCGATTGCTTGTACATTCGCTGGTTGGTCAGTAACGTCTTGACCAGGAGTTAAACTCCAACGATGGTAAGACGAGGACAACTGTTGTCCGTCTTCCATAATGCGTGTAACCTGACGAACCTGAATGATTCCGTTTTCCACGACTTCGATTTTGTCGATAACGACTTCTTTACTTAGTGACATTGTTTTCTCCTTTGATTAATGTCCGTCTTCAGAATCCACTGAAGATATTTAATCTGTTACGTAATACCCGCAAAAGAATACTGATGAACTGTTAGTAAAACTAGTATCTGTTAATCCTGCGCCAGTAGATGGTCCTATTATAATAAAAGAAGTTGTGCCATTTTGAACCCACAAAGTCATATCACTACTAACTCCAGCATATTGTCCACATCTTGTTCCTTCTTCTCTATATGATTTTCCAGTACCCGATGCATACGGGAAACCAGCAATAGCTACGGAACCTGTTGAACTTCCTTTACTCGATAAACCCATACCAAAGCTGTAATAAACATTTCTACCAATTTTTGTATATATTCCTGCTCTTCCATTGTACGTTACTCCAACTGAGTTACCACCAAAAGTTATTGATGGACTAAACGTACCTTCTTCATAATCATCCAGCGTATTGGCATCTGAGGATGCGTTTTGAGCAGCTGGGAATTTGATCTGTCCGTATGGTAGAGTAAGTAGACCAGTATTGGACACACTCATTACTACGTTTGGTGTAACAAGAGTGCCAGCACTGGCACTTGCTGCAGTTTGCCAATAGAATGCACCATTATCTATTTGAGCAAATGCGCTTGGACCAGTAGCCATGGTAGTCCAACTACCAGTACTACTATTCAGGTACATGTTTTGAGCAATATCAATTTGATTTGCTGCACCAGATATATTTGCATTTGGAAATTGTATACCATACCAACCAGTTGACCAACCAGCCAATGACGTGCTAGTTGCTAACATCAATTTGCCAGCAGTATCAATACGCATTCTCTCAGTCCAGCTTGCATTTCCATATCTATTTGCAAATGCTAAATTAGCGCCAGCATTGGAAATTTGTTGAATTTTATAACCATAACCATCACCAGCCACAGGCAATTCAATTCCACCAACAGCATTAACAGTTGTTTGCGTTGCTGAACTAATTCTTAGAGTTCCACCATAAGTTGCAGCAGTCGCTGTATCTACCAATGAACCAATATCTAATTTAGTTGCTGGCGCAGTATTACCAATACCCACGTTACCATCACTGGTCCACCATGGTCCACCAGTGCTTAACTTAACTGGAGTAATACCACCATCGATAACTGTCTTGTTACCAGAACTAAAGCCCATGTGAACAACAGTAATAACAGCACCGCTATCTGGAGCCGATGAACCAAAACTTAGTGTAGTTCCAGAAACAGTGTAGTTTGTACTAGCTGTTTGAACAATACCATCTACAGTTACCAAGATAGAATTGGCAGAGTATGGAGTATCAGTTAGCGTAAAGGAAGTAGTACTGCCATCACCAGTGAAGTTATTCACAGTGAAGTTACGTAGTACTGGATCCAATGTGGCTGCAGTTACCGAGCCAGTGGATGGTTGTAGATTGTATGTTGACTCACCTTTGTGAATAACATAGATCGCAGCACCACTAACTGGTGCTTCGGAAAAGATTAGAGAGTTATTAAGAGCACCACCAATTGTATAAGCGTCAATCGGGTTTTGTTGTACGTTTTCAACGACAACTTCTACGTTCGCTTCGTTCGCACCTGGAACTGATTGATCCAAAGTGAAAGTTGTTGTACTGCCATCGCCTGTGAAACTCTTCACTGCGAATGGTGCAACTGCTAGTTGACTTGGATTATAGCCGATGTATGCCATTGATAGTCTCTTTAATGTTCTCTATTATTTATGCTCTTGCTGTAGCGATCGCAGCAGTAAATGGTGTTAGATTTTCTGTGGTCCAGTAATCTTTTGCTACCATGATCTCTAAGTGAGCAGCATTGCGCTCTAGAGTATCTGCCCAGTCTTCATCACTTGTGAATTCTGGTTTGGTGCCATTGATAAGATTTACAGAGTCCATGGCAGCACTGTAGTGCTTTGCGATTTCTTCTGCTGTTGGTGCTTGTACTTGTTCGGTCATTTTAATTGCTCCAAGGTAGGGGTGGGGTTACAACGGGTGGGTTAATTTGGGCATCAATTTGCGTTTGCAAATCAGCCTCAATTGCCGCTCTATCTATTGTTGGGTTTACCCATCCCCAAACCTGCTCTTGCGTCAATTGGTTGTAAGGGGTAAATGGTTGCCCAGCAACATAAGTTACAACAGTGGTTCCGTTGTAAATTGCAGAGTAACTTGGTGTATGAACATTCCCAACAAGAGAGTCAGGTGTATATGCAAAACACTGCCAATTGACTTCAAAAACAACATTTGATTGTCCATCAATTGATGTGTATGCAGGCAAATTTTTAATTGTGTATGTGTATGTGGTCATATTAGTACAACTGAATAAAAGTTAAACGAGGTGTAAATGTTGCGGTATTGGTATTGTTTTGAATTTGAAAATTATTACCGCTTAATCTAAAAGCAAAGCTATATCCCGACTGGTCTCCAACAGCACTTGCAAGTGTTGTAAACGACGCGACACTTGTATTACCACCATATACAATATAAAACAAATATCCGCCTCCATAGCCGCCATAATTAATGCCAAGATTCAAAAGACCTATTGTATTTTGAGGTACAGTCCATATGGTTGCCCAAGCGCCCAGTGTACTTGATGTTGTATTTCCATAAAAACTTTGAATACTTGTACCAGTGCTGTTATAAGTAGAGGTGGCACCATTAAAGAAAGCAGTGTTGGTTGCTCCATCTGCATAAAAAGATATTCTTCCATCAGCATTAGATATAACAGTGTTATTGGTTGATGAGCGAATGTCTAAGCCATTTTGGTTGCCGTTGTATCCACCAAGAATGGTGTTTTTAGAACCTGTTGTTATGTTTGAACCAGCCGCACCGTTGGTATTATTATCAACACCAACAAATGTGTTGTAACTTCCCGTAGTTAAAGCATATCCAGTTTGATAACCAATAATGGTGTTATTTATTCCTGATGTAGTAGAAAATCCAGCCGCTTTTCCAATGAAAGTATTGGCACTGCCTGTATTTGCTTTACCTGCCTGATAACCTACAGCAGTGTTGTTAGATGCTGTGGTGTTGGAGTAGAGGGCTTCTTTACCAACCGCCACGTTATATGAGCCAGTCGTAGTAAAGACTAAAGCATCATGTGCAACACCTGTATTGGCATTACCAGTTGTGTTATTGCGAAGCGCATTTAAACCAACTGCTGTCGTGCTTTCACCAGTTGTATTGGCATAAGCTGCGCCATATCCTATAGCAGTAACATAATTGCCCGTTGTATTGGAGTATGCCGCTTCTTTTCCAACAGCAGTTAATAAAGTGCCAGTCGTATTACTATACCCAGCCTGATAGCCTACGGCAGTATTGTTAGACGCTGTGGTGTTAGATGCAAGAGAAGCGTAACCAACTGAAGTATTATTACTGCCAGTTGTATTGGCAGATAAAGCACCTGAACCAAAAGCATTGTTGTAATTGCCTGTGGTATTTGCCTTTAAAGCGGCATCGTAATTTCCAGCGTGATAGCCACCAAAAGCACTATTACCAATACCAGTTGTATTAGCGTAAAGAGTTTGATATCCAAAAGCATTGATTGCTGTTCCTGTTGTATTGCTAAGCCCCGCCTGATAACCTACAGCAGTGTTGTTAGATGCTGTGGTATTAGCGGAAAGAGATTGTTTACCAACTGCCACATTAAAAGAGCCAGTCGTGTTGGCAACAAGAGCGTTTCTACCAACTGCAGTGTTTTCTGAACCAGTTGTAGTTGCTTGCATTGCACGATGACCAAACGCATGGTTTTCAGCACCAGTGGCCAAGTTTAACGCATTGAAACCGATAGCAATACTGTTATCTCCAACATAGGTAGATAAAGAAGTATAACCAATAGCTATGTTATTGCTACCAGTTGTATTGGTGTATAAAGCACCAGCACCAACGGCAGTATTATACGAACCAGTTGTATTGAAGTATAGTGCCGAATAGCTGGCATAACTTCCACCGATCGCTACGTTTTCAACACCAGTTGTATTTAAATAAAGTGCTCTGTAACCAAGAGCAGTTACACCAGAGCCAGTTGTGTTTGTAGTTGCTGCCTGAGAGCCGACTGCCGTATTTTGTAACGCAGTGGTGTTAGACTGAAGAGCATTATAACCAACAGCAACTAAATCAGTACCAGTTGTATTTGAATATCCTGCAAAATAACCGACGGCAGTATTGTTGGATGATGTTGTGCTCGAAAATAATGCACTGTGTCCAATTCCAACATTTTGTGCACCACTGGTATTAGTGAATAAAGAGTTGGTTCCAACCCCAGTGTTATAGTTACCAGTTGTTGCGTACATACTACGACGACCGATAGCCGTGCTACCAGCTGTATTACCAGTAGACAATGCTTGCCAACCAAGAGCCGTATTTCCATCAGAGGTTGCGGTGGCTAGTGCCTGTGTGCCTACAGCAGTATTCTGGCCAACATTACCTGTGCCTCTACCGATTTTTACGCCAACGATTGCCATATTAGACGTCCTCTAGAATTGCGCCCACCACGTCAAGACTTGACGCTACGCTGGAAACTACCTTTAAAATGTCTCCGTTGGACAGAACAATTTTCTGACCAGCAACAACCTGTAGCGAACCACCCACTGGAACAGGGGTAGACTTAACTAGGTAGTAGTTGAGAGAATCGGAGAATTTTGTAATATAAACATCGCATGTAACACCAGACGCTGTAGTGTTACATACGTCAAGTTCGATACAGATGGAGTTTTTAGAAGCTGGCGCTGTGTATACGGATACCGCAGAGGTTCCTATGTTTCTTGCCAGTGCATTTTTAAAGGTGTTCGCCATATTTTTATCCTAGAGCAATTGCGATTGCGAGAGAGAAATTCTTTGTTTCATTAACTGCCGAAACCAAATTTGTTTTATCAGTGGTCGTCAGATTATTTAGTGTTCCTACTTTTGTGTTGACTTCGTTTACACCAGTCACCACGTTAGTTTTTAGGGTCGTATTAAGATTAGATGCTAATCCAACACGGCTGTCCATTTCATTTACAGCTGATACTACGTTGTTTTTTGCCGTAGTCGTTAAATTGGCTGGCAAACCAACATTAGTATTTAGTTCATTCACACCGCCAACAGCTGTGGTTGCAGTAGTATTTAGGGTGGCAGCATCACCGAGATCGCTGGCGATTGTGTTGGTCTTAACCCTCCACTGATCAAAGGTGTTCGATTGGGATACGTTAGTGACCGCCATTATTGGTTCCTATTCAGTAGGGCAGTTAGCATACCCTTGATCTCAGAAATATCATTCTTCATGTTATTTATTTCTTCTGCCTGCTGCTCTATTTGCGCATTTCTTGATATGAACCTTTTGCGTTGTTCCACATACGTTTGATGTTGAACAGAGTTATTAAAAAGAATAGCCCCTGTTTCAACATCTCTAACGAGATTATTCTCGTCTTGTACTTTGATAACTTTCATCATGCCAACGCAATCACTCTAAGGTTTTGGATCCTTGGAATAGCCGATGAGTTTGTAGAGGTAAAGACAATCTTAACCTGAATCGTATCAAACTCGTCCAATTCATCTTCCGTAAAGGTAGTTTCTTGGAATGAAGTAGCATCATTGGTTTTAGGGATTACGTCTTTATCAGGAACAGAAAGTTTCCATGATTGCAACTCAAACAAGATCGCATCAGCAGATTTAGCTGTCTTATAGTATACATTAACACTGGCTTCTGGTGGGCAATTAACGTCAAATGCCACATACATACCAGTACCAGGAGTGGTAAGTTTAACCTTCTTGGTAATATATTTAGATAAAGAAGAACCAATCCTTGGCTGAATTTCATCAACATAAGTGATATTGGCACTATCCTGATTATTAATCATATTCTCAACAACCAGTGCTGAGGTACGATGAATATCCAACATTGGAGTTACCGCATCATTCGTTGTGTATAACTTAGCACGCAGAGTGAAAGACTTACTACCATTAAGTAAGGTCAACTCATTGAGTGAAGAAGCCAATAGTCTTGGATTGGTGAAGTAGTTAGACTGATTAGGTGTAACATCTACCCACACATCCTCAAGAACGTATGGCACTTCAGTTCCGTCCAGAGACTTACCTGTACATGCCTGAACCTGATATTGAATGTTGGTATCTGGTAGGATAAATTCTTCGACCTGTGGGTGTAACAGATTAAACTGAACATTTCGTGTAACTCCTATACCATCACCACCAGTTAAACCAGTTGCATTGGCTGTTCCAGAAACAGTAATAGAATATTTACTATTATCAATACGTGTAACAGTATTTGCAGAGGTCAAAAGTGCTGCTGAGATACCATGATAAGTTCCAGTTACATTACTGAATCTAACTTTGGATCCGCTCGGCATACCATGGTTGTAGTGAGTAACATAAATTACGCCAGAACCAGTAGTTGTCTCGAATGGATTGCTCTTCAACGTATCTGTTGGGAGTGTATCATTTACGAAGTCAATAGTAGCCACAGTATTGGTATCAAACTGAGCACGATACAATTCAAACTTCAGATCCTGATATTGTTCCGCAGTCCATGTCGAGCCATTCTGTGACTTGAACATGACACCCATGTAAGGTTGTTCAGAAATCGGACGACTTGTAAGAACATCTTTCTCACCCATCTGAGCAATCCAAACTTTATAGTTATTGGAATCGGACAGTAGAACCAATGCATATTCACCCTTGTCACGGAGTGGGATCGGTACTGGGAATGTAAAAGTAGTTGCCACAGAGGAATCATCGGAGATGTTAACCTGTGATGGGTTCAACGAAATCTGAGAGAATGGTAGGATAATTTTTCCTGGATAACCATTCACTGTCTCACGAATTTCCATGCGCACAGGCATGTTGGCATCTTTACTTTGGAAGTAAATATTAACTTTGCTCAACATCATACCACCTGGATTTTGAACCAAGAAGGTTTGTGCCAGCGGATCATACCAATTAGTATCACCAACAGTACGAGCCGAAGCTGGATCGTTTACCCATGTATTCGGTGGAGCACCATCGGTTTGTCTTGGTAGTTCACGTGTTGCGATCTCATAGTGACGGATAGAACTAAACGATCTATTATGAACTTCTTTAACGCCAGATGCGAGATATGATGCCTCAGCACGAGTTGTTGAATTTAGATCTGTTGCAGTATCTGATAATCTAAAGATACGTGTTCCACAACGGAAACGTAGTTTGCTAGTATTTGGAATATTGAAGACACCAGCAACTTCACCATTCTGATTTGTTACCAGAGATGTTGGGCTTGCAATAGAAACAACTGTTGCACGTGCACTAGAAACAGAACCAACAATAATATCGCCAGCAGTAAATGTACCAGATACATTAACTATGCGAATAGTTGTCGCATTATCTTCAACTAGAGCAACAACACCAGTGGCTGGAGAGTTGTCAACAGTATAAGAAGTGCTTGAACGTGTCGCAACATAAACAATATCGCCCTTATTATAAGCAAGTGCGGTATTGCCATTGATAGTACTTAAACGTGCAGCTTCGGCATTATTTGCACCGACATTGGACTTGTCATCAAATGTACCAGTGCGGTTGGTAATAACCAATTGTTTGGCAGGAGTAACATAATCATTTACAGAAGTGCCATCAAAGAATGCATTTACTGTTGTACTAGGTTTGATACCCTTTCCAACGAATAGCAGTGGACGTGAACGAATGTATGGGATAATTGTAGAACTTGTTACCTTATCTTCAGTGAGGATAGGTGTTCCGCTACCGATCAATTTAACTTCAGTGGTATACTGAGTTCTTTGATATCCAATTTCTTTGGCATCAATTTCATCATGAACCTGTCTAAACCAACCAGAGTTTGGACCACCAGCAGAAGCATGTGGACGAGTAAAGTCAGAAACTGTTCTAGAATTACTAGATGTAGTTCTTGTACGACCAGTTACAACTTCTTGCCATGCGCCATAGTAGTTACCCAAAATACCCTGTTTACCAGTTACTGGATTCCAACTTGCATTGGCAATAGATTCCAAAGATTGTTTCTCTTTGTCATCAAATACAGTTACATCTATGTTTTCAATATCAACCCACTCATCAGAGGCTGGGTTAAGTGTTAGATTGCCGATGAAAGTAAAGATGGCAAATGGATTAATGTTCTCAGTTCTAGATGCCTTCAACTGACTAATCATTACCTTGTGAGTGAATGGTAATGTAAACACATCACCATTAACAATGTAACCATTAGTGCTACGTTGGTTATCATTCGAGTTTTTCTCGATTAGGTTAATGTTCTCGATGTTATACAACGGACGTGCTTCACGATTAATTGTATCCACAGAAACACGATAGTCAATCTCTGTGGTTCCACCAACAGAGTGACCATCAAAGGTATCAACAATGAAACCAGCTTTTAGTCGATCGCTCAGTGTTGTTGTGTCAATAATCTGTGTAGATGCAGTGGCACGTTCCAACATAGAGAGTTTAGTAAACTCTTCCAGCTTTTCGATACGAGTTTCCAACTTACCAATATCGCGCATAGTGTATCGACGATTATCGATGGAGGTAATGATAACCTGCTTGTTGGTGGTATTATAAGTGAAAGGCATGTATGTAACATTGTACAATACCATACCAGTTCCTGGTGCTTCTGGATAATCTGGACTATCAGCTGCAACACCTTCTTTGCTAACCAAAGTACCATCGCCATTCAGAACCAAAGATCCACGACGTGCGAGATAGTAAGTATAGTCAGCGATTAAGTCTTCTGAACGCTTTGGAAGATTCGGAGCAGAACTAAAGGATTTACCATCATCATTAATACGTGCTCTAAAATCGATATAATTTGCTAAAGAAGTTCCCTTATAATAAGGAATATCCTTATAATTGATACCAGAATATGAGTCTACAGAGAAGTAGTCACCAGTGCCTGTATGCGTGAAGTATTCGAAGTAAACACGAATTGGACCCTGCGGAGCAGAAACTCCAGGTTTTCTTGTAATGGATGCAATATCGTAATGAGTATCACGTTGACCATTATCCAAAGTATAGTTGTCTGTGATGTCAATTACAGCTGCAGGGTCGTATGGGGATCCAAAGGCAACAGTTGATTGAAGAATCTTTTCGATCTTAAATACATCTGCCTTGCCAAGACTAATCGTTGTAGCCTGTACGTTTGCCTGAGCAGTTACATTTAGAATCTCACCAAAGTTTAGTGTCTTCGCTTTCTCGCCAGCCGAAGATTGTGACTTGTTAACTGTTGCAATCAAACGAACACGTGAACCAGTAACATCATACAATCCGCTTGGAACTGTAATAGTAATGTTACGTTGTGTCGTATCGCTAAACACGATCGAAGTTGGAGCAATAACTGTTCCAGCTGGATAAGTGCTTAGGTTACCACCAGATGTTTTGACCAACAGATAGTTACGATCCGTAGAGGATGGACTATCTGGCGTAAGGAAAGTTTGGTCAACAGTATCAGTAGAGTAGTTTAACTGATACGATGAGTTAACTGTCTGCTCAGCGAAATACTGGCGAACACGTGTAGTAGTTCCAATTGTTGCATCGTCCACTGAACGAATACGACGAATTGTATCGTATGGAAGTCTATACAACAGAGCCAAGTTTGTTGGTTCAAACAGCGGATTATTTAGAACTGTGAATGCACTGCCAGAGAAACCATTCGTTACGTTGGTTGATGCATATAAGGTTACATTGTCAACAATAAAGCCAACTTTGAATTCAGAAATTGCGCCAGCCGTAGTTGTTGCACGGATTATATCACCGACTTTAGTTTGTCTTAGGAAATATGTTCCGTTACCTGAAACCAATGCGCTAGAGCCAGCACCGCTACAGGTGATCTGACCAACACCAGCATTGTATACTGGGTAAGCATCAGCAGAGAAAGCATTACCAGCTGCATCGCTTGGATAGTGTAGTTGTTTCACTAAACGAGAAAAGTCCAACTTACCAACAGAGCATGATACTGAAGCAGAGCCATTGGAGAACGTAAAGGTTGGAGGCGATACATATCCATTACCTGGACGTGTAATCTGAACAGCAACTACAGCACCACTAGAAACTACAGCTGTAGCAGTGGCAGTTGTGCCAACATATTGCAGAGTTGCTCCACCATAAGTCGTAGTGCTATACGTATGAGTAGGTGCGCTTGAACTTAGTACACCGCTATATGCAGTAACTTTATAGAAGTTCTTTACACCAGAGTTGGTATAAGAAATATATCTACCGACAGCGGAAGACATTCCGCTAGTCCATGATGCTACAACATTACCGCTGATACCATCAATAAATGGATCTGCAATTGTGATTGTTGGAGAACTAGCACCAGTTCCACCACTATTAATAATGATATCACTAATACCTGTGTTCATGTCGATATCATACAGCATTACTTTGTAGTATGCAGTAACTGATCCATTGGCACCAGATTCCAATTCGATACCACGAATACGAGCAGTACCAACCTGATTGCCAGCTGCAGCACCACGTGTCACTGTTTTGGCATCACGCAGATAAACAACTGGGAATGTTGGAAGGTTTGGAGGACCATAGAGGTTTGTTACCTCTACGAAGTTTCCAACTGGAGTAGAGATCTTACCATCCAGAATTTGTTTATATGTTCTAGACTTTGGAACTTTAACGTAAGTGGTTGCGAGTTTTTCGATCTCGTAACCCTGTACGTATGCTTTGCCTTTTTCGATACCCATGGCAAGATATGCTTCATCGCCACCATCTTCAACAGAGTAAACACCACGATTGTATGGTGGTGTTGTAGTATATTCCCAGTAAAGAGAAGTACCATCATAAGCAACACCCAGTGTATGAACTGGTTTGTTAGTTGTGGAAATACCAGAAGTTCTTGCAACGTAGTATTGACCAAGACCATTGGCAACGATGTCTCCAATTTTATATGAAACAGCTGCATCCCATGTGCCACGATCATTATTACGGTGTTCACGAACATCGATACCAAAAGGTCTTACACTGTAGTTACCAGACTCATCATAAGTACGACGAGCCATGGTATCCATAATGTCTGCATAAGCAGCATTCTTAACCTGATACTGAGTTTCACCAGCTTTAATACGTAGCAATTCAATAAAGTCCACGTCGCCATCATCTTCAGTGGCACGTTTCTCGAGAGTGAGAGTGATCTTGTAGCGGTGGGCACCAGGAGCAGCATAGTTCGTTGAACCCTGCGCATTGTCAAATAGATTGTTATCTTCTTCAGGAGTTACTACATCCTCAGAAACATCAAGACCGATACGGTATGATGGGCTATTTGTATACTTGTCAAGAATAACAGTCTGAGCATCTACCTGAGTAAAGAATCCATTTACAAAATAGATACCCTTTTGAATAGAAGCCGATGAACCTAGACCAGTTGCATCCTGAGTGTAGGTGAATGCATAACGCTGGTTTGTATCATCTTGAGAAATGATTTGTTCATTATCAGAAAAAACTTTGGTAGCTGTATCAGTACCAGAGTTCATGTACTTAACGTACAGAGTTGGAGGATCAGTTTCAGTAGACTCAGTGGCATAAAGCACTAACGCTTCTACCCCACTGTTTGTACCGATAATTGTTTGACCAACGAACTGACTCACATAAGATGTAACTTCAATGTTGTTGTAGATTGTTTGAAGTTTAATGTAGTGGAATTCACCATCATAAGCAACCTGACCAGGAGTTACCATCGAACCCTGTTTGAACACATGATTACCAAAACGAGTAACCTGATTTTGCAGGATTGTCTGTGCTTGGGTTAACTCACGTGCTTGTACTGGGTATCCTGGACGAAACAGTACACGAAGATATTTGTCATCTTCGTCGTAATCGTCAAAGTACGGATCTACGTTAAAATTGATAGTCATTCTCTCAGCCTATGTTTATTCGGTGCATTCAACTACTATTTATTACATCTCAACAACGATCTTAATATCTTCTAACTGGTCTGAAGCACGGTTAATTGGACGACGATTTTCGTAGTAAATAATGTCGCCAGAGTCAACAGCAACTTCTGGATTGCCCAATGCAGATACGTTGCCGATAGCACCAGAACCACCTCCAGTTATATTGTAACCAGTTGTGAAAGCGATGTTGTTTTGAACACCCTGTTGCTTGATGTAATAGATGGTTCTTGTTGTAGAATCATAAGAAACAATACGACCTGTTGCGCCACTAGTTGCCTGAGTGATAATTTCATCAACAGTGAAAGTTCCTGTTACACCAGCCTGAAGAGTCAAAGTTTTGGTTGCTCTTAGAGTTGAGGTTGTTGCAAGGTTGGTTGTTCCGTACAATACTGGATCTTTTACGATACCAATACGGCGATAGTCGTTATCAACAGGAAAGTCACCAGAGCCATCAGCGTACTCAAGACGTACGTTCATGATAACGTAGAAACCACCAAGTTCTTTAATAGGGTCAGCTCCATGGCCACCTTTTGGTGACACAATTGCTGAGGCAGTTGCATTAGAGCCAGCACCACCAGACATTGACACTGTTACATAGCTGTAACCAGTTCCTGCTGCAGTAATATTTATTGCTGTTACAGCACCACCAGAAACAGTGGCTGTAGCAGTTGCGCCAGTACCATCACCAGCGATAGTTACGGTTGGAGCAGAAGTATAACCAGAACCACCATTGGTAACAATGATATTACCAATTGCACCAGAAACTGCTGCAGCCTGAACAAGCCATTGGCTGTAGTAAGAATCAGTGGATCCTGGGTTTGAGTCCAGCGTTTTAACTGGGATAAAGTCTGTGGAAACAAACTTCAATACGTCAGCAGCAGAGATAGAGTACATATATTTCCATACGTATCCGTCAGCTGTAGTAAAAGCAGTGGTACTGGTACCAGTTGGTTTAACTGTAGAAGCAGCAACTACGTTTGACGAATTGCGGTTGTCCAAACACTTGTATACGTTATACTCATCAGTTACGACAAAGTAGTTTGCATCAAATAGTGTTGCACGAGTTGTTGATGTTCCAGCATCGATGTCTGCACCCTGAGCAGAAGAACCATCGTAGTTGTGACGATAGATATCGTAGTATTTACCGCTAGTCCAGTCACGACGTAGAATAGCATGTGAAACGTCCGATGACTGAATACGCTTCATGGCGATCATATCATCATAGTTAAAGTATTCAGCCTCAACTGTGTCTACTGGGGTATCTGGGGATGCGTCTGAAGTCCATGGTTGTGAACGTCCGATGAAAAGATACATCTGGGTTGGTGCAGCTTCACTAAAGCCTTCTTTGAATTGCGCAGCATTGTGAATGCGGAATTTGTTTGTAATAATAGCAGCCATTTTTTCTCCTAACTCTTATTTTATAGAGTCCATTGTTGTTTGATTATCGTCCATGTAGATGTCGTTTGCATCAACTCTTTCTGTATCTAAGTCCATTAAGAGTCCAGTGTTATCCATTGTAATATAGGTTAAACCATTATCGAAAGTAATTGTCCCAGGAGGGAAAGTAACTATGTCGATATGAGCATCGATTATAACAAAATCTACTTTCTTACTAGGATTATTTATGACATCTGAGAGAACGATATTGCCGAAGTCTTTAATCTGAGTCGTTCCATAGCTGTCCCAGTATGTGTTATTTGGGGCTGGATATGGTTTTGACCATGCGCCACGATTCAGATTTAAAGAATTTTTAGTTCCAGCTTCATATGGTGGTATGAAGAATTTGAATTTTTCCAAGTGCCCAAGTCTTGGTCCACCAACCAATTGTGTGTTTGCTTTGAGAACTTTGGATTCGATACGGAGTACACTTCTTGCAATTCTTGAACGAAGATCTAACGGATCCAACCAAAGATGGGTTTGCCATCTAGTTGTTTCTGTGGCTCTTAGATCAAGAACATATACATTGAGTGGCTCGGAACGAGGGAAGTACAGAGTTGGTAAAAAGTCGGAAGCAAGAATATGCATGCGCATATTGGCTTCAACGAACAACGGGAATACCAATACTGTATCTCTGTGTTGAGATTTAATCTTAGCATCGATGATTGTTCGGATACCAAGAAGAATATTGCTTGGGTCATAATTATTACTCAATGTTCCTGGCATACTTGCGTTGCCAGTAGACTGAATAGCAACCTGTCCAAACATTGCAAGTCCAACAGGATGTAGAATACGTTTTACCGCATCACGATATTTGTCAATGGACAAACCAACTTTAATAACGTAACTAAACTCTTGGTAGTACAGGTTGTCTGGCATCTTTTTAGATGACTCAGAAACCTTGCCATCTGCACCAATGAATACTCCAACATACTTACCTACTGCACCACGTTGCGGTGTTACATTGGCATGACCAATGCTCATTATTCTGGCACGTGCGCCAGATGATAGACCATGGATAATCTGATTGCTGGTAAACTCGCCAGAATCTTCCGTAACAACTTTACGCTCATCTTCAAAAGTTATGTAACCAGAATTGTCTTCAGCAGTAATGCGGTTTTTAATATTTGCTGGACTAATTGTTAGTAAGTTTCTTGATGTATTGAACGAATCAAATAAACCATAACCATTGCTTTGTTCTTCACCAAGCAATCTATCAGTGTAGCTATTTTCAAGAAGTATCTCACCACCAGTTTCTAGTAACAATACTTCTGGTTCTGTGTAAATTGCTTCACCAGGAAGAAAGTTTGTTTGGTTTAAACTTTTAATAATTGCATTGACAGGTGCTGCAACTGTTGGTTTTGATTCGTAATAAACACCAAGATTTGTAATGTTTATAGAAGTAATTCTACCAATATCTTCACCATAGGCAACTAACTTGGCACCATTACCAGTAGTAGTAACAGCTGTTGGAATTGGCACTTTGTTATAGAATTTACCGCCATCAATAACTCTAACACTTTTGATACCACCGATTGTGGCATCTTCAGGAATAATTTTACCACCATCCTCCAGCAACATGTAAGAATCAGTGTTGCTTAAAATTGAGGTATCAGATACACGACCTGTTTGTCTATTGCCATCTGGTGTAACTGAAACTGATCGAGCAGTTCCCGTAAAGGTGAGTGTATCTATAGAGGTTTGGGTTGCTTTGCCAGAACCCTTGCCATAACCTTTAATTGCAGCAGTAAAACGTGAACCAACGCTATAAGTTAAGCCAGTTGTTCCTGCAATTTGATTCCACTGTAACTGAGTAGTACTACCGATGTCGGTAATGACCCATGTTGTTCCAACAATAAAATCACCTGCTGTAGCTTTAATATCGCTGAGTGAAGCAACTGTAATAGTAATGTCATTGGCAGTGGTCGAGCCACCAACTGATGTTCCAAGAATTTTAATGGTATCGCCAACAGTGTAATTATTACCACCAGCGTAGATATCGATCTTATACGTATCTGGTGCGCCTTCTACATAACTAACATTAAACGATGCTCCAGTACCAGAACCAGTTAATCTAGTTCCTGCCAAATTGCTGTAAGAAGGTAATGGCGTATAACCATCAGTTGCATCACCAATATCAAATGTTAACGCACCAGATGACAGTAATGCATCTGTCGTTGTTTCAAGAAGGATAGCTGTTTGATCAACCTGTTCAATAATAGCACTGGCACCATAACCACCTGTATCGGTATTATCGAAAGTTACTACCTGCCCCTTACGATAGTTCGATCCAGGGGTTTCAACGAATATGCCAGAAACTTTACCTGTCTGAACAGAAGCAACTTCGCAAAGAAAGTCCAATCCTGAACCAGCAGCAGTGGTAAACTTTTGACCGATATTATAATAAGAACCCTTTGTATCCAAATTAACATTGGAGATTAGAGTTTGCGTAGTCATGGAAATTAATGAACCAGTTTCATTATCTGAACCAGTGACAGTGGTTCCAGAAATAAATGTACCTACCAATGTATTTGGGTTTACATTTATCTCTGCAACAATGTTTTCACCAGCAGATGTCTTAATAACAGATTCAACTCTAGCCGTTGCAAGAGAGATACCGTTCTCGATATTAGCAGCCTGTGTGATCGTTTGACCAATCAGTTTGAAAGCATCACCTGCATTTTCAATAACTTTAATAACAGTGCGTCTGTCATACTTACCGTCCGATGAACGAAGTAAGTCTACTTTAGGATAGTAGATTTCCGCTGGTTCATTGTAAAGAATTCGGAATAGTAATTCGTAAGACTGCTGAGTACCCTTGGCACGATACAGGTCATGGATACGTTGAGCCAATAAACGCTTGTTCGTAAGCACATACTCAGGGATAGCAACCATTAACTCTTTTTGAAAGTATTGAACAAAGTCGTCTACAGTTTTGTCAATATCACGTGCGCTTTCGATGTTACGCATCGTGAAGCCAGCATTCCCCTGTTGCTCCATCCATTCATAGTATGCTTCTAAGAATTTGATGAACTGAGCATGTTCCTCACGAACAAACTCTGGAGCCTGTTTAGATACTACAGTGGAAACTTTGGCTTTGACTAAACTTGTCATGTTGAGTAGTTGTGGCTAGAAGAGAATACGTAGTTGGTTCCACCAGTGAATTGACCAGAAGCAACTGTGTCAACGATTACGTTAACCTTGGTGCTGTTCTGATTAATAGCCACGATTTGATTTCTTACTGAGACGATGTCGTTTGAATCTGGAACGCAATAGATCGTGATTTGGTTATTTTCAGCGGAGAGAATAACGAAGTCATTGATAACCAATTTTCCAGTTGTATAGTTTACTGTGCCAAGAGTTTTATTAATAAACACCTTGGTACTTGTACCTGTGTAGTAGAACAGTCTTAGATTGCCAACACCATCATCGTCAATATACACTGGCTGATCTGTGGAAGTTACGTAGAAAGCACTACTCTTAACAGCTTCCTCGGCAGAACCAGAGTTATAGATCGGATTGTTAAAGAGGATGTTATATTTAGCCTTGCTATTGAACTCTGGACTGAATACTTTGGCCATTCTTACGTTAGTGATATTACTTGTAATCGAGACATCGGTTGCATCAATTAAACGAGACAACTTGGAAAATCTAAACATTCCACCAAATTTACGAAGATCATCGTTATCATAGGTATTGATTACGTTATTGATCAGTGTCTTTAGTGTATCTGAGCTTTTCTCAGTTTGTAGCGGATTGTAGTACACAGAAGTAGTAATGTATACGTAAAGAAAGTCTGCGTCAACGATTTCTGGACTAATAGAAACGATATTCTTTTTACGAAGAATGCTGTTCTTGATAATCTCTTTGGTAGAAGTAGTGAGGGTTTCACCAGACTTTGGTTTAATAGAGATGAATACCTTACCGTACTGTGGCGGATCTGCTTCCTCGCCACCCCATACGTTTACCGATTCAATGTTTGGATATAGTGACGGCAGAATAACTTTATAGTCCTCAGCGGTAACTGCACGATTCTGTGCTGCATAGTTACGTGGTGCATTGTACTTAATGCTGTCGATGTCTTCAATAGAAGAACCACCCTGCGCCATGGAAATTGTAGTAACTATGGTAGTGCCACCACCAATACTCGTATTGCATGCGAATGCCTTAGCATTGTTTGCAGCTTCTTTATTAGAAACAAAGTAATCAAGAGTTACCACGTTACCAGAAATTACTGGACGACCAGTAATACCATCACCGAAATAAATTTCATAGAGTTCGTTATCAATTTCCTTAACAAAGAAAATTGTGTCGTCTGCCTCAACCAATGTAAGGTCATCACCACGTGTATAAACCACATAGCCAGAGGTGCTGGTGCTGTCTTGAACACGAACAGTTAGGGTGGAAAGATCTGCCCCAGCATTCGGGATGATAAAGGCGACACCATCATTTACAATATACTGGAAACGCAGTGGTGTGCCTTCAGTAATAACTACATCGCTAAAAGTATACGTACCATTGACTGGAACTGTAGTTATAGCATTTCTGCTGTAAAAGGTATAGTTAACTTTGTCAATTGAAGTTGAGAACTGAGTATAAGCTGGAAGCGTAAGTGTATCAGGAGAATTTGGAACATTTAACACAGTAATGTTTACAACTGCCTGAGCACATCTAGCCGAGTTTGGAATGTATCCCAACGACTTGGCATGAGAAACTACGTTGTTTCGCTTTGAAGCTGAATCAAGGAATGCTTCATTCATGGCAAGGTTAGCATACATCGCATTGTAGTGGGTATTGTAAGCCAGAATATCCAGCAATACTGATACACCAGAACCTTCAAAGTCGTAGTCTTGAAACTCGGTTTGACCTTTTAGGAAGTTTTTAAAATTGTCTTTGATCTGGTCAAAGTCCAGTTCGGTGACTCTAATTCTTTTATTGTCCATTATCGTGTTCTCTGTAAAACAACATTCATTGTTACTGGGTTAACTGTATTCACTATGGTAAATACCAAGGTAACATTCAGTGAATTATTGTCTGCGTTTGAAGAAACTGTAACACTGTTTACTACAACTCTTGGTTCAAAGGTACTAATAGTATCAGTAATAACTCGCTTCAGCATGGTATTTAAAATTGGAGATGCTGGCTCGAATAACAGTGCACGGATCTGAGAGCCTATTTCGCTGTGAAATGGTCTCTCGAAGTTGTTTGTTTGAAGCAGGTTACGTACTGAACGCTTGATAGCATTCTCGTCGTATAGTCGTGCCACGTCTCCAGTCACTGGGTGAGCTGTGAAATTCAGATCTAAGTCTGAAAATGTACGTTGTCTTTTAGTTGCTGTAGCCATTTTATTATTTATTATCCACCTGCAAACACTTTGGACGATCCTTTGGAAATAACATTGGTTTCTGGTCCAGCATCATACCCATCGCCAATTCTGCCAACACCCTTACCCTGAACTCGCACTTTAGAGGAAAACGAAGAAAGGGTTGAGGTATCTATTGAACATCCTCTTTTTGGGTGCGGAGCAATCATTTTTCCTTCGCAGACAACGAAAATGCCATCTGCTTTTACCTTGGAGTTTACTTCACCAACAGATGTAGTCATAGGTGATGCACACTGACGTCCAGTTCCAGAACTAGACATAACTGTATCTCCTGCTCTTGCTACTGCTGGCATTATTTTTCTCCTCGTGCGGCAAGACTTCTGATAGAATCTCTTGCGCTGGAATATGTCCAGTAAACCCACTGGTGCATAGTAATAGTTTCAGTAGTTGGGTTTCCACCCAAAACTGGATCAGCAGGAATAGTCACTGCAAGATCAAATGTCTTTTCTATGTAAGTGGGGCTTGGTGGGTTGTATTCTACCAAACCGATCCAATGTTCAGTAGTGCTGGCAGGAAGAATTTTCGTAGTGTAATCAGCCATCTTAAATCGATAAAACGTATTTGGAAATGGGTTGGAATATGGACCAGTGACTCTAACAGAACTGTTGGATAACTTTGTGATAACGATGCCAGTGCTTGGTGCGGTAAATGTTACGTTTGTTGCTGGCGAGTAAGTTTTTTCTTCTGCGATATCAATATAAACACCATCAAAAGTTAAATCCACGGAAAATGACGTTCCTTCATATACAGATTTTAAATAAAATTGTAACTGCGCTTCATCCCCAGATCCATACTGGTCACCAGCTGGAGCACTGGGAATGCCGATCTCATTGGATTGCGTAACTCTAATTGTCATCTAAACTTGATTCCAAACTTGACTTGGTGCATAATTACGGTGTTAGGGTTATCATAGTAAAGCGAAACCATCTTTCTTATAGGTCTTGTCGTTCAACATAGTGAATGCCATCTTACGGTTTCCAGTGTACTTGAACGAGCAGTGAATCCAGCAGATACGAACTTTTCTGTTATTACCATTGACCCCTGGATCTCTATACTCCAGAATCAATTGATCGTACGGAACACTTGCGGCAACTTTCTGAATAAAGTCATACGTTGCCTGATAGTCATTTATCTTACCAGCCAACTGGAAGTCGAATGCTTGTCCAGCAGGATGCTGTGAAGTTGCAGATGAATTGGCCACAACACCATTCTGTCTAAAGCCTGATGTAATAATCAAACCACCCTTACCACCAGCAAGAGCCATAATTGGTTCGATACAGTTTTCTGCCAAACCTTTCATATTACAAACGATCTCTTGAATACTCATCATCTTACCAAGAGCCTGTTGTCCTTGTAAGATGTGACTACCAGCAATCATAGTTCCTACATTAACATTTGGTGACAATCTAAACGATGTTGGGAAAGTATTCATTGTATAGATTAAATCGCAGTTTGCTCCCTGTGGTGTAATATTGTTGGCTGGCGCATTGGCAGACTCAGTAGCATTTGTGTTTTCTGGAGTACTCTTATCACCCACGATCTCTCTCTTGTTTGCAGCCTGACCTTCAGCTGATGCATTGTCTTCTGGAGTTTCGAATGCTGCTTCATCTTCCATATTACGAGTTGGAACTTCAAGAGTTGCAAACACGTTGTTCTCTGGACTGCCAACAGCTGGCGGTTCACCAAGACTTGTCTTAGCTGCATCGTCAGCATCAGCTGCAGATCCATTGGCAAGATCGATAATACCACCTGCGTCTGCGGCAACATTGCCACCAGCATTAAGGCTAATATCACCACCACCCTGTACGTTTACTGCAGCACCAGACTTAACATTGATAGCGTCTTCACCCTGAATGTTTACCCCAGCCACTGAAGAAATGTCTACGGAGTCGCCAGTGGTTTCTAGCGTAAAGGTGTCGCACTTGACCTGAAATGCTCCACCCACATTCATATCTAAATCTCCTGCAACATTAATTGTGGCATCGTTGAGTAGATCGATTTGGGTTATACCAGCCACTTTAATATTGGCATCGGCATTTACAAAGATGTTTGTAGCACCTTCAGCTGTAATGGTACATGCACCTTTAATATAGATGTAGCCGTTCTTATCGATGATTGTATAACCATCACCAGTAATACGGTTAACCTGAGTGCCGTTTACATCAACTTCATAGAATGTGCCTGTCTTGTGATACAGGTGAATACGTTCGTTGTCTGGCGTATCGTCAAACTCTTGAATGTGTCCAGACTCAGATTCAAACACATGGTTGTATGGATACTTGGCATTGAATGGAACAGCTGGTTGACTAAATGTAGTATCATCGGCAACTGGCAATCCAGTGGCACGTGTGGCATCTTTCTTTTCAACGGCAGTTCCTGAAACTTTGCTACGAGCTAATCGGTTTGTATCTGGTTCGTTGATATGAGAACGTAGTGGATACTTCATATCTGGATCAGAGAATCCTGTATCCATATTTTGAACACGATCTAGTGGAATACCCTGATCGTTTACTTCTACGTTGGCAGGTGTTTCCCCTGGAACTGCAGACTTGTCATCAGTGGCAGTTTCACCAAGAAAGTATTCGTAGTATGCTTTCTTTGCAGCTTTAATGTCTGGTACGTTATAACCTACAGCACGACATGCTGCTTCAAAATATGATGGATCGTTTTGTTCAACCTTAACACGATCCTTAAAATAAGCCACAGCAACCAACGCACCTTTGTCATAGTCGTTGGTAAGATCTGGAGAGTTAACAATATCCACTCCAGATAGTTTTGCGTACTTGGTATAGTTACCTTTACCAGTTAGCTGAATGTATCCACGACCCCAATACTTTGCACCATCATCGGCAGCAGTATGACCCAACGATTTGCCAGAACGAGTTGTTGGTCCGTAGATGTAACGGAAAAAGTCTTCACGAGAACCTTTCCAGTTGGCATACTTTGCTGCGTTCTCATCATCAATCCAACTATACACCTGCTTCAATCTGGATATGTTGTAGCTATACGCTTCATTCTGTGGCACACATTTTGATTCACCCATGGCAATACCAAGGATAGCTGCACGTGCATACCTAGCTGTAATACCCAACGATGTCATGGCATTACCCAGTGCCTGAATACCTTTGTAAGACGTCTGAGGAATGTTTACTGAAGAACCTTCTTTCTTACCGTATGGTGGAGATCCAGGAATTGATGAATTAACTTTTGCCTCAGCTGATTGTTGATTGGCTGTATTTGCTGCCTGTGCTGGTGTATCGGCATTACCAGTGGTTAACACACCACCAGAACCAGTTGTTATTGGATTGCCAGAACCATCTAAAACTACGTTTTGCGCTACATCACCATTCTTAGTTCCAGTTTGTGCGATGGCACTTGGAAACAATTCAACAAAGTCTGTAAACTCATCTATCTTTTTGGAATCAGCCTGAGGGATACCACCGATTGTACCCATCATAATTGGCTGTTGTTCGTCAGCATCTCTAAAGAAGATAATGACCCATGTACCTTCTACTGGACCAACTGGCGCATGACCAATACCATTCATAGCAGCAGAGGTAACTGGTTGCATTGGGAATGCCCATGGCAAATCTGCCGTTGGTAGTACTGTTTTTTGTTCGGTGTGTAACCCGACAATACGAACCTGACAACGACCCAGCTTTAAGGGATCTTTACGATTTTCAACTACACCAGTATATAACTTCATTTCTTGCCTGTCTTAGGATCAACGATTAACGAATCTTTCAATAGTTCCATATGGATCTCATGCTTCTCACGAGTAATGCGGTGGTTCAATGCGCTGATAATGTATCTACCCGAAAACATATTGTCAGTCAAAGAATCGTTTTCATTTTCTTTTAGTGTTTGTGAAGACTTGTAAATTGTAACAGTAACAATCTCACCCACAGTAATATCTGTTCTACCTGGAACTTCAGCTGTCATTCTGTACGCATGCGCCTGAGCCATTAGTGATACTCTGCGTTGTAACCAATTTTGAACACCATCATCACCCGAACCATTCATATGGCTATTGTACTTAGGGTAATTAAAGATGTTTGAATTATAACGTGCCAACACATCCTGTGTGGAGACTGGATACTTGTTCAGATGTTTTTCTTGCTCAAAGTTAGCAAACATACTAACATTCTGCGTACTGTACTTTTTAGTTAGAATGTCATGCGAGATCATCTTGCTACCAAACATACCATTGTTGATGCGCTCGATGTAGTCAAAACCTGTTTCAATGGTATAGTCTAAGAACCTAGAAAATGATAATTCTGGATTTTGAATGGAACCATGTTTCTTTGGTAGACGTTCGAAAGAGTCGTATGTATATTGCTCTCTATCTTTCTTAGTGAATAAACCAGATAGTGAAACAAAGTTTAGACCATGGCGATTTTCAAAGAACACATAGTTTGGAACATTGCTGGTGCTGATTGCTCGTTCAGCCAGAAAAGTCATGTTCCTATACGGAGACCAGTAGTTGGAAATATACTTTACAGAGTTTTTGGTTTCTTCGATGTCCATTGGAAGATCGGACTTAACAATCTCAGTCTTCATTATTTTCTTGGCAAGGTCGGAGATCTTACCTTCGAACGAACGAGAAAGTTTTAAGTTAGCGTCAGAAACCAATTCGTAGGAACAAAAGTGTAGTATATAGAATACGTTCTTATCACCCAACACCTTACGATCAGACATCTTGTAGATATAGAATTGCTGATCAATTCTTGCTTCTTTCATCTTATCAGGAATTGCTGGCGTCTTAATTTTAAGTATGATCTTTTCTTCACCAACGAATGGAAAGACATTTACTAAGTCAATACTGTCGGTTATTGTAACTGTGCCTGTAACGCAGGGAGCAAAGATATCCTCGAATATCTGAATCTCTGCAATCATATTGGTAACTTCAACACCACGACCATTGGAAGAGACTATTTCAACTCTTTCAATGTCTACGTCACCAGCAAATCTTAAACCATCTTTTTTCGCCATTACATTATTTTTCTAAATTCAGTTAAGACCTGATCAAGTAATCCTGGACTGATAATTCGTATTCTGCGTTTGGCTTCATTCTGATCAAACTCATATTGATAGTTCGAAACAGCAGATGCCATTGGATAAGTTATATTGTCAACTATCCACCCATTGTATAAGTAGTGGTGTGTATCGTACTCATTACCAGCACCATACTTTTCAGTAATTTTCGCTTCTAGCCTATCAACTGCCATAGGGAAATCTTCCACATAATCATATTTTTGATTGGCAATCATAATGACCCAGTGATACTTTGGAGACTTGTAAAAGTGTTCTGATATGATCTCTGGTGTATCCTGATCACTCATATCGTAGTATTCATAAAGACTAATGTTTTCCAGAACATTCATTTTGAAACGCACGTTCTGTGTTATGTCTTTTAGTTTTACGTAGTCTATGTCTCCATTTGCTTTCTGGAAGTCATAGTACATATCCTGCATATTGTCGAAATACATTATAGACCTGCCTCGATACGTTCTTTGGTTAGTGTCTCTAGTTCAACGAAGTTAAGAGTTACGTTAATCTGCGTTGGTGTTCCGTCTGGGAATGTAGTAAACACACCATTCGGTGAGTAGTTTACGTTCATCTCTGTAAGTACGCAGGATGAAATTTTGTTTAAACTGCTGTTCTGTCTTTCACCGATAAAATATTCGATGTCAAATTCTGATGGGTATACATAAACAAAGTTGTTGGCATCTTTAAACTCTGGATGCATGTGATATTTAAACAACCAGATAATGTTTAACGCAGCCTGTGCTTCAGCAGCATCTCTTGGAGCAAATTGATAATCAAAGGTAAACCTACGATAGTCTACACCTTTAAAGATCTGTTCTTTTCTTGGGTTGCCTGCAGATCTAGTCATTGCTGAGAGACCAGCATTGCCCTTTAAAATTTCTGAGGATATAGCACCCTTTGCTGCATTGGCAAGCCCAGCGCCACCTTGTACTGCACCATCTTTTACGTTACCTGCTGCCATAGATTCACCAGCAGCTTTTAACTGATTTGCTAGTTCGGGATTGGTTGCTAGAGCAGCAGCGATACCCACATCTTCTTCAGACCACTGCATACCGTAACGAACACTAAGTTGTTGCGGAGTATAGAGGACTATAGCTTCTTTTACACGTTTGGCTGGTGCACCAAATTTAATACCAGCTGATTCTAGTACAGTTGTTTGAACCGCAGCAGCACCTCCACCAACTAGCGCACCACCAAGAAGACCTTTTGCACCACCACTGATTGCACCACCAATAGCACCGACAGCATCTTTACCACTGGTTGCGCCAGAAGCTATTCCTCCAATGAATCCAACTACAGCACCCTGTGCTGCTGCAGCAGCTGCATATGCAGTAGAACTTGTTGTTTTACCCACTAAACTATTCATGGCTGAACGATCTGGCTGAACCAGAGCCATCTCCTCAGAGTTATCTCTGGCAATTTTAGAATCAGACTGTACGTTGATGTAGAATTTAATATAATTCTGCATCTCAATGCTTTCAACATTACTTGGGAATTTTCTTACACCAACAGAGTACTTATTGCTGGCTTTGGTAGATGATATCGGTGGGCGAATGCCTTCTGGTGTATCAGCGACGTTGGGTGCGGGATCGCTTATGCCAGTGAAAAATCCATTGGGATCTACGTTTGAAAGTGCGTCGAATTCTGCCATGTTTTCTCTAAATAATGGAGGGGTAGTCTATTATTTATTCGCCAAATTAGCCATGTATCATAAAAGAAAATTTGTTCCAACCAAACCTGAGAAGTATTCTGGGGATCCAACTAACATTATAATGCGTTCTTCATGGGAAACAAAGTTTGCCACATGGTGTGATCGCAACCCAAATGTTGTAAAGTGGAAGTCTGAGGAGACTGTAATTCCGTACGTTTGTCCTACCGACAATAGAATTCATCGTTATTTCGTAGACTTTCAGATACAGGTGCGTAATAAAGAAGGCAATTTAGCCACATATCTGGTTGAAATCAAACCAGATTCTCAGACTCGCCCACCTATCCCACCAAGCAGAGTTACACAGCGTTATATCACAGAAGTAATGACATGGGGCAAGAACGAGGCTAAGTGGAAAGCTGCAACGGAATATGCAAAAGATCGTGGATGGGAATTCAAGATTCTTACAGAACACCATCTAGGAATCAAATAAATAGATATATGGATACATACCAAAAACTATTCGACAAAGCAATCTACGATCCAACCATAAAGTATCGTTCCAAAACATGGTTCGATCAACAGGTACTGCTTTTGTCCAAACAAATTTCAACACCAAATAAGTTGGTGAAGAATAGCCCATCTCAAAATAGGTCTCAGATCATTCCAGGTAACTGTTACCTGTATATGTATGATCCGAAACATAAAGATACGCTACCCTACTACGATAGGTTTCCGCTGGTGTTTCCTTTTGCCAAAACACAGCATGGTTTTCGTGGATTGAATATGCACTATCTAGCATATCCAATTCGTATCAAGCTGTTGGACAGACTACAACAGTTTCGTAATAACGACAAGATGGATGGTAACACCAAGTTACGTATGTCATGGGCAACGCTGAATGGCGTGGCTAGATTTAATCTGGCTAAACCCTGCGTCAAAGAATACTTAACCGATCATGTTCGATCGCCTTTTGTGAAAATCAATTCAAAAGACTGGTCCATGGCCATGCTTCTTCCAGTTGAGAGATTTGTCGGTGCAACTAAAGTACAGGTCTGGCAAGACTCACTAGGAAAAATTTAATGCTATCAGATTTCATAACAGAAGTTAAGACACGTGGTTTGGCTAACCCGAATAAGTTCATGGTAACTATTTCACAGCCTAAGGGTATTAATTTTAATAACGCAAGCGATTCGCTACGACTAATGCGTTTGTTCTGTGATCAAACACAACTGCCAGATCAAAACATCAGTACTGCGCAACTAAGGACTTATGGCGAAGTTCGTGAGATGCCATACGAGAACCTTTATGGTAATGTCAACTTCTCGTTCTACTGCGACTCTAACTATATTGTAAAAGAATTCTTTGATACATGGATTCAATCTATATCAGATCCAGACACACGTCATTGGAATTATTATAATGATTACATCGCACCAACCATTGACATTATGATGTTCAACAACGATGGTAGATCAGTTTATCTTGTTTCATTATATGAGTGCTATCCAAAACAGATGCAGGCTGTATCATTGGATTATGCATCTAAAGAAACGCTAAAAGTAAACATCTCCATGAATTACAAGTATTGGAGATCGGCAACAATATCTGATGTGACACAGGGCAGTACGATTCAAGATAACAACAGGTTTAATAATTTGGGCAGTGACTTCTCTAATAAGGATGGCTTCACCACTCGTTCTTTATTGTCACAGGTTAACTCTGCATTCGAGATACCAAATGAATACTATACCGATTTTAATAGATACCAAGATCAGATATTCGGTGATACGCAAAACGTATTTACTGGTACTGGCGATTCCATATTCCCAGAAGAAATTAGTTTTGCACAAGGTCCGTTGGATCTAGGCGATTTCTAAAATAATAACTAAGGAAGTACAATGACAGAAGAAGTTAAAAAAGACGAAGACTGGATGCAAAAGAAATGGCGTCCAGCCATGGGTTGGATGTATATGGTTGTTTGTTTTTGCGACATGGTTTTATTCCCTGTTGCATGGGCACTACTGCAAGCAATGTTAAAACAACCAGTGACTCAGTGGAATCCTCTTACACTTCAGGGTGCTGGATTGTTTCACTTGGCCATGGGCGCAGTACTAGGTATTGCAGCATGGGGTCGCACTCAGGAAAAGGTAGCTGGCGCAGCAAGCAATACAACACCAGTACCTTATACACCACCAGCAATGGCAGCAACATCTAGCTTACCAATGCCAGACCCAATCCCAACACCAAGCGCAGATCCTACACCAACCACAACCGATACACCGAGACCACGTCCAAGACCAAGTCTCTAATCAATATGAAAATCGAAAACAATATGAGTGAGATCTTTGACCTGGAACCTGCCCTGCAAGTAACAGGCGAAGTCATTACCAAGAGTGGAGAAGTTATTCTCCCTCCCGATGAAAAAGTGAATTATGATTATGATAAATCAAGAAGTAATTTACACAACCTGCTTCAGCAGGGACAGGATGCATTGAACCATGCTTTGGAGGTTGCAAAATCTTCAGAGCATCCACGTGCCTTTGAGGTCGTGGGCAATTTGATGAAACAGCTTGCGGACATTAACCATCAGTTAATGGATCTGCATGGCAAGAAGCGAGTACTTGACGCTCCGAGCAAAAGTGAGGCAGCAAAGCAAGTGACAAATAATAATGCGATTTTCGTGGGTAGTACTGCGGAATTGAGCAAATTGATTGATAACATGAACAAAGGAGTTTGACATATGGCATTACCTATTCAGAATGCAGCAGTATATACCTCAACAGTACCATCAACGAAACAAGAAATTAAGTTTCGTGCTTTCTTAGTCAAGGAAGAAAAGGCACTTCTCATCGCCCAACAAAGTGAAGAACCAGCAGTAATGTTGGACACACTGAAACAGATTATCAAGTCCTGTGTCAAAACAGAACTGGATGTTGATTCTCTTGCACTGTTCGATATCGAGTACATTTTTGCCCAGTTAAGATCGAAATCGGTTGGCGAAATTGTCGAGATTGTAGTTGCCTGTGATGTTTGTCCCGATGAGGAAACAAAGGCACGAGTGAAGTTGACCTTTGACCTGTCCAAGCTACAGGTAAATTTTCCAGCCGATCACAATAAGAAGATAGCATTGTTCGATGATGTAGGTGTAGTGATGAAATATCCATCACTTAACATTATAAACGATCTACAGAATTTAGATCAAACTGATGCAGAATCAATATTTAAAATAGTGATAAAATCTGTAGACTTTATTTATGATGGTGATGAACTACACTATTCTAAGGATCAAACTGAGGAAGAGTTAAAAGAGTTCTTAGAGAATTTAACTCAAGAACAGTTTAAGAAGATTCAACTGTTCTTTGAAACCATGCCCAAACTGTCCAAGGAAGTTCAATACGATTGTCCAGTTTGTAAACATCATCACAGTAAAGTGATTGAGGGTCTCAGCAGTTTTTTTTAATATGCCTTTGTCATGAGTCTCTCTATAACTACTACAAAACGAATTTTGCTCTTATGCAATATCATAAGTATGGTTTGGAAGCACTAGAGGAAATGTTCCCTTTTGAACGAGAGATATATGTAAGTATGTTGATTCAATGGTTAGAAGAAGAAAAACAAAGGATGCAAAACAAATGAAACAAGTATTAGACAAACAGAAGGTGCAAGGTACTGGTGTAATGGCCAGTAGCGGAGCATCCACGTCTAAACTAGAAAGTCTAACCAGAGAAAGTAATGTTGTTTACTTAGACTTCGCCAAGAAACAGGTTGATGAGTTGCAAAAACTCAACAAAGCAATTGGCGATGGTCTCGGTGATAAAGGCGAACTATCAAAGACACTCAAGGAAATCAAGTCTACCTTTAAGGCAGGAGCAGTTACCGAAAAGGTAATGGGTCTTCAACCAAAGGGTAAGCCAGGAGATCTTCCACCACCAACAGGTATGAAAGATTTCTTTACCTTACGTGGCTTCTTGGACAAAACCAGCATTCTAAAACGTGGCCATGATCAAACATATCTTGGTGGCTTAGCAGATAAAGCATTGGCTGGTAGAGAACAAAAAGGTCTTAAAGCAGAAGCTGAAAAGAAAGATTACGAAGAAAGAAAACAGCAGTACATTGCTGATAGAAAAGCTACACAGGGAACTACCTTTGGTAGCGAAAAGAGTTTTGCCAAAGCATTCGATGAATCAGAAAAACTGCAAAAAGAAATCGTAAAGAATGAACAGTCCATTAAAGGGCTACAAGAACGTGGATTCAAAGAAGGACAGATCAAACGTGGCGGATTCTTTGAGAAGAAAGAATCGCTGGAGAAAGATCTAGCAAAAACAGATACACGCTTCAGCGAGTCATTTGGTGGAATTAAGAAAGAAGATCCTAAGAAAGATGTTAAGGTAGCAGATCCTAAGAAACCTAAAGTAGTTAAAGCTGCAGATGAGGATGATGCTAACTCCACAAAGAAAAAATCTGCAGACATAAAACCGATTAAAGTAGAATCAACAGATTCTAAAATTAAAGCTGATCCAAATAAACCAAAAATAACTAAAGCAGCTGATGCTGATGATCCAAACTCTACAAAGAAAAGATCCAATAAAATTAAGAAAGCTGAAGATACAGATGATAGTGAATTGCCTTCAAATGTAATCAACTTCCCAGGAAAGAAAAAAGACACCAAATCGTCTGGTTTAGGTTCAGCTGATATGACTGAAGCTGATATGGAAAATCAGAAAAAGATGGATGAACAAACTGAGTTGCTTAAACAGATTGCAGAGAATACGTCACCAAATCTAAAACCAAATGATGCTCAGCCACCAAAAGAAGGTGGCGGAGATGGAGGTGGTGGAGGTAAAGGTTTCTTATCTAAGATTGGTGAAAGTTTAGGTAAAGCAGCTAAAACTCTTTTGGCACTATCAGCTGCACTATACATAACAGCAAAAGCATTTCAAGAATTTGGAAAAGTTTCTTGGGGCGATGTTGGTAAGGGATTAGTTGCAATGGGTGCTCTAGTACTTAGCACCAAATTTCTTAAAGAGAATGACTCTTGGAAATCATTACTTGCACTAGGTGCTTCTTTCTACATAGTTAGTAAAGCATTCCAAAACTTCGCTGAAGTTTCTTGGGGCGATGTTGGTAAAGGATTAGTTGCGCTTGGTGGCGTAGTTCTTGCTGCAATTGCAATTGATAAAGTAAAAGGTAATATGATTGCGGGTGCAGCTGCACTTGGTATCCTCGGATTAGTTCTGTGGGGAGTCGGCGCTGCGTTTAAAACCTTCTCTGAGCTAGACTGGGAAACAGTTGGTAAAGGTATTGTTGCGATTGGTGCTCTTGGGGTGGTTGGTGCAATCGCAGGAACAGCAGCACCATTAATCGCTGCTGGCGCAGGTGCACTCGGATTAATGGGTGCTGCACTTTATATCGTCGGTGAAGCAATGCAGGCAGTTGGTAAAGGTTTCTCTGAGATGAATGAGGGTCTTGATAAATTATCAAACCTCGATGGAGAAAAATTACTTAAAGTTGCTGCTGGTATTGGTGCGGTCGGTCTTGCGATGGCAGCATTCGGGGCTGGGCAAGCAGTGGCTGGAGTTGGCAATCTTGTAAGCGGATTCCTTGGAGCAATAACTCCAGGTGGTTCTCCAGTTGATCAATTGATTAAGATCGGTGAAAGCGGTGAGGGAGTTCAAAAAGCTGGCAGCGGATTGACATCAGTTGGTAGCGCAATGAAAGAGTTTGCCAAAGTTGATAAAAACTCTATGGAAGCAGTAAATGCATTTCCATGGATGAAAGCAACTGCTCTAGCAATGGCTGGAGGAAAGATGAGTGTCGTTCAGGGTGGCACAACTGTTTCTGCTGGTAAAATATCATCAAGCGAACCGCAGACAGGTAACAAAGTTGCTGCACAGTCTGCTGATAGTGAGATGGCAAAGAATGCTAAATCTTCTCAGTCAAGTACAGTTATTGCACCAATGAGTAGCGTCAACAATAATAGTTCTAGCACCTATGCGATTAAGCCACCAGTGCGTAATCCAAATCAGGGTGTTCAGAATCAAATGCAAAAACGATACGGCACTTAACAAAAAAGCCACCCGAAGGTGGCTTTCTCAATGCTACAAGCGATTATGCTTCGTCAGCAATCTTCTGGAAATAAGACATTACGTCTTCGTCATCTCCAGCACTAACCTTTGATACACTTACTGGCTTTGCAGCTGGCGCAGGTGTACGCACTGGTGGTGTATAATCCTCATCTTCAGCCATCTTAGCAGCAGAAGTACCAGGAGTAGAACCACCATCAAGAACATCGTTCAACTTGCGAGCGAGTTCTTCAAAGGTCTTGAAGTTCTTACGATCGGTAAACTCAACCAGTTTAACCTGAGAGTTAACAACCTTTAGCAGTTTGTCTTCATCTCCACCAAACAATGCTGTTGGTTCCATAAAGGTAGACTGGTCATAGTTAGCGTAACCATCGACTTTACGTTGACGCAGTTTAAAGTCTGCACCTTCCCATAAGTCAAATACGATAACTGGCTTTTCATCCTCAAAAGTAGGATTAGCCTTTTCCATGATCTTGTCAAAGATCTTCTTACCAAACTTATACAAACGAACCTGTCCTTCGTTCTCAGGATGCTTTGGATCAGAGATGATCAACACGTTGGCAATGTAAGATAACTTACGCTTTTGCTTCTGTGCAACCTTCTTGTTTTCCTCAGAGCCAGAGTTCCACAGTTTGGAGTTAAGTTCTCCAACAGGATCTTTTTCGTTGAGTGTGGTAAGAGAGTTTTCGATATACCACTTGCCAGTTGGACCTTGGAAAGCATGATTGAAGATACGAACCCATGGGAGTTCATCGCCTTCAACACGTGGTAGGAATCGGATTACAGCAGTTGCGTTGCCTGCTTTGTCGGCTTCTAGTTTCCAGAAGCGATCGTCTTGATAAGATTTTTTGCCACCAGCCTCTGGGTTGGCAATCTTGTCAAACTCAGCAGAGATTTTGCTGAAGTCTGTTTTACGCATGTTGCGGAGTGCTTGAATGTCCATCGTATGTTTCCTTGTATAAAAAGTATATTAATGTTTTGTATAAAAACGTGTCTTAGTATTGTCATGGTTGTCGTCTTCGAGTTCATCGTAGTCTTCTTCCTCGACATAACTATTTAGCGTTCTCATACCTTGTCCCCTAACATTGGGTGAATGTTTCGGGTTTTTCTTACGCTTGTTACTGCGTTCTTCGTCATCATACTCATGATGATAATTCTGTTTCTTGTTGCCCATGATATCAGAAGTTAAATCCCTCTTTTAGTTCCTGATAGTTTTCCATTAACCTGCTCGAGTCAAACTTAATGAATCTCTTGCACTTAATGATTCTACGATATTCTTCTTCCCAAAGCAAGTTTGTATTTGACTTCCAATCAGAAAGATAGTCCTCGAACGAATCGAGTATAACCATAGTTTCAATACTGATGTGACTTCCAAGAAACAACTTGAGTAGTTCTGGGTGGTCACCCTGTACGAATTTAAAGACTCTGTCATGTGTGTGTTTATTCTTTTCAACATGTAGCAACAATGCATCAATGTCGTTTTTAAATGTTTGAGTTAGGGATTGTTTTCTTCGTTGCCATGTTACAAGATTCGCATCTGACTCAGCATCGCAGTATACGACGGCATCGTTACCATAAGCAAAGTTCGCAACAAAATATTGTATGACATCAAAAGGTTTCTCAAACTTTCTTCCAAGTTTCTCAAATATGAACCTGTCATTACGACTAGAAAATACATCTCGTGATCCTTTCACATGACCATTGGTTTCAAATACATCATAACTGTCAGTGGTGAAATGTAATTTAACTGCCATGTAGTATTTGTATACATTAAATCCGTCCACTTCGTTTCCTACATTCTTCCATTACCTGTTGTGGGACATCGGGATGCCAACCACCAATCAATTGACGACAATCATACCTAATAGTATTCTTGTCTGCCTGTGCTCCCACAAAAACAATCGCACCCATCATAATAAAAAAGATTAAAACTGGTACGGCTAACCAAATGTATTTAAACATCCAACTGTGCTTGTTTAGGTAGCATGTTTGCTTCAATCATCTCCAACTGAATCTTATCTTTAAGGGATTTGTTAATCAGTGAAGCGATGTCCTGCGGGTCGATATAGTTTTCTGCACAATACTCAAGCACAGCATCCATATACGGCATACGCTTTTCCCTTGCTTTCTTCTCAATGAAAAGAGAAAAGGATGAAGCAGTACTAAACTGATTTGTATTTTCTGAGGTAAGCATCTGTAGTCCTGATTAGTGATTGAAGTTCTGAATACTCATTGGACTTGCTGTGATACATTTTCCAAATGTTGGTATCAGGTTCTTCAGGTTTCATTTTCTTCTCGAACATGTCGAGATACTTGTCGAACCACTTGTCCATGATCTTGGACTGGGTCAAAAGAAAGTTATGTATCTTTGCCAGTGCGTCCATGTCTTGATCAACAACGCACAGTGATACTTTGTCACGCATTTCTGTAATAGAAAGTTCCATAATCAACTCCAAATTTTAATCAAAAAGAATCCAGCTAAGCAACTCAAACCCCAGCTAACATTACCAAGGATTAACAGCAACACAGCAAGAACTAAAAGTGCTGCAGCCATAAGGTTAAAGAACATTATCCCCTCCGCATCGTTGCGATAGCGACTGCTTCTTCATCGCTGAAGATTGGTACTGAGTTAGACTTATGCATTGTGCCAATACCAAGCATCTTAGTTCCTGTGTAAACCTGTTTGGGTTTTGCAGAGGTGTCATGGTAACCACTATTTAAACTAGGATGATATACAGTTTCCCGCATATATGGCTTTGGTGCTGTCATAGGCTTATGCTTACCCGATACAGGTTTTGTTTCGTATTTCTTCAGCATGGCTTCCCACTGCTCTTTCAACTCACGTTGAGCCTTTGTGGGCTTACGCTTTTTGGAAGACTTATCACGAACAAAAATCATACCCATGTTACTCTCCCGCTGAGAAAGTTTCTCTAAAGAATTTAATGACCTGCGATTTTCTCGTGAAGATAAATTCCTTCGTCACGAAACCCTCGACAGGGTCTTCACCTTCTGTGCGCACAATGTAACCATTGGCGACTTTTCTGATTGTAATTTCCATAACTTAATTATACCCTATAAATGATTTAAAGTAAAGCGATTCCAAATTATGCCAGTGCTTTGTACAAGCCAACCAGCCCTATTGTCAACGATATTACATTTACTACCAGCTGTGGGCGATTCTTCACCCTAGCTGACCAAACAAGAAACATCACTGTGCCAATGGCAAAGGTTATAATGTTCCATGGATATGCATCAGGACCAATAGCATTTGTTACGTGACCAGCCACGATAAACCCTGCACCGACCCACTGCAATATGTCGTCTTTACTCAAGCCACTGCCCTTTCTCGTGGAATCAAATTGCCATCGATATCCAGTCGTGGCTCTTTGTGTGTAATCACACCATCGTACTCCATCTGAGACTGCTCAAACTCAGACATGTAACTGTCTTCTTCGATCGACCAGCCAAGGATGTACTCTTCTGCGTACTCACTCTTGTGCTCAATCTTGGGACGGATTGAGTCAACAATCATCTCGCACTTCTTACCAAAGAAGTCATTCAGCTTGACATGCTGTTGCACGTCTTCGATGATGTACTCACTACCACCTTTGAACTTCCAATACTGAGGACACTCACCAGTGCCATCCCAATCATGAGCACCATAGTTTTCGCGAAACTGAGTTGTGATTACGATCTTCATATTATCTCCAAAAGTTAGAAGAGGTTACGCCAGAGGGAGCAGTGCTACCAAGAAAACCTTTGCTGTTCTTGGCACGCATTTTTTGCTTGGGTGCACGTTTGGCTTTGACAACTTCAACGACACCACCAGACTTCAAAAATTTCTTGAGAGCCTTCTCACCCTCAACACGCATTTCGGCTTTCGATTTGTATAAGACCTGACTCATAATTTCCCCTTAAACTTTTGCAGACATTTTGGCTTCCATCATTTCTGACAGAATGAACTTTGCGATGTTGATGTTTTTGCGAGCCTGATCGGTGGCTTGCTCATGACCAAAGGTCATCAATTCTTGCGCATCAGACAACACACCCATCGCAACCATTTCCAGACCAGAAAACTTGGCAGTAATGCCGTTCATGTATTCTTCACGGATGGTAGCTTCGGTCATACCGTAGCAGTTTTTCTCAAATTCAGTCATTTCATTTCCTTTCCTAATCACTATAATAGTAATTATGCCCAATTTCTGAATTTCCGTCAACTGTTTTCTGCAAGTTTGGAAGGGTATTTTCGTTGCTTTTTCGCAACGCTTTTTGGGGTGTTTTTAGCCGTTTTCGTGCTTAGGGGTGGGTAACCTTACCCCGAATCCCTCTAAAGCGATCCTAGGGCGATCTAAGCAGTCCTAAAAGGGTGTTTTTGGGTGTATTTTGGGGTGAGTTTTAACCCCAATGTGAAAAACCCTACACTCGGTAGGGTTATTTCTGCGGGTAACCTAAAAGTATTACCTTTTTCCAGCTGGGGCAGTTGTGCCTAAATGCAGGGTTGACGCATAAACCAAGCAGATTGTATCTTGATTTGATGCAAAAGAACAGCGTACTGCTAGTGGGTCAACACCTTTCGCTGAAGCAGCTGCAATCGTGTCTGCCATAATTTTAGATTGATTAGTGTAGTAGTAGGCGCAACCAAAGATAGCACTGAGTGCAATAATTGTCGAGCAGATAATGAGTGTGAGTTTTTCATGATTCATTGTTTCTCCCATTTGTGTTTTTTGACTAGGTCTCATTTTAGATCTTTCACTAAGTCACAAAGACCAAGTTTCTTGGACTCCTGCGCATCAAGCCATACATCATGCGGTGGCAGAAGGACTTCACGAATCTGGGCTTCGTTCATCCCAGTACATTTTTTGTAATGTGCTATGAGTCGTTTCGTTGTGAGATCAAACTCCTTTACGGTTGCAAACAGTTCATGTTCCTTACCGAAAGCACCCCATGTATATTGGTGGGACAAGATAGAAGTGTTCGGTGTAAGAACACGATTACCCTTGATACCACTAATAAAAATTAACAATCCAGCGGAAGCGATCTGACCAAGTCCGATAGTATGGACTGGTATCTTACTACCACGCATTGTATCAATTACTGCAAACGCAGCATTTAAGTCACCACCAGGAGAACAAACAATTAAGTTAAGCACCTCTGGTCGTTCTTCAGCAAAGTTCGAATCAAAAATCCATTCGATAGTTTGCTTGCAGGTAGCCATTGTAATCTCTTCCATTAGTAAGAAATACGAGTGGGACAGATCGTCCTGCTCCAGTGCTAGGTTTAACTTCTTCATCATATTTGACATCAACTTCTCCATTCTTATAAAAAATATGTCTTCCAATTTGCACTGTTTTACGTAAGTTCTTCCAGTTTGGATTTACGTAGTCTGCATGGTAAAATGTAGCACCCTTTGTATTGTCTCTTAATATTTCAGAGTTAAGGTATGCGTATACTGCCATGTCTAGAATAGAATTATACAACGACTGTTGTGCATTAGTCAAGTTTCTTGTAATGGAAGCTGTTCTTGGTTTGTCTTCACACCACCATGAGAACTGGCATGTATTTCCAGTCTTTTGTTTAACTACACCACAGATTGTATCTGCGTAGTTGCCAGACTTGACTCGATTAAGTGTAACAACGGCAACTGCCATCTGTCCATCTTTTGGTTCATGTCCTGCTTCGAATAAAATGTTATCAGCCAAGCACAATACTTCTTTTTGTGCTACAGGGGTTAGCTGATTAAATGTTGCTTTGATAGGAAATAGTTTCCTTTGATCTATTGATGCCAGTGCTATAGCAGTTATTAGCACTATTGCAATTGTTGCAATGATTTGAATTTTTACTTTTGGCAAAGTAATCTCCTTTCTTAGTTTAAGGAAGGTGTGCGGATGCACACCCTCGATCCCTATCAGGTGGACTTCTTGCTAGTCTTAGTTTCTAGTGGGATGTTGCTGACGAAACCATTGAGTATCTGTGCTTTCGCAATGATATCGGTTTCAACAGGGTAGGTTGGAAATCCTGGATGATCAGGAATCGCTCCACCATTTAGTTTAGCAGATTCGACTTTCATATGCCAGTCGTTGCTAATTACTTCACGCTTTCCATGATAGTCCTCAGAAAGCATGTCTTTCGCCATTTTTAAAAGTTCGAGGCGAATCTCGAAGGGTGTCATATTTGACATAAAATACTCCTTTTTGTGTTGTGTGTAATGAAGGTTTTATTGGGATCCTTCAACCCACTGTCTATTATTTAGGCATTCTTACTTCGCTGGCTCGGTGGCTGGCTTGGCTTTTGGTGCAGAAACTGGTTTAGAAGTGGGCTTTTTGGCTGGCTTCTTTTCTTTTTTCTTGCTAAAATCTGGTGTAACCTTTTTACGTTCTGGCGCAGTGGTTGGTTCTGCAGCAAAAGTGCTAGCAGTAAATGCTAACAATAAGATTGTGATTAGATGTTTCATTTGTTTTCCTTAGATAAAAATGGGTGGAGACGAATCCCCACCCACACCTAACTAATTACTTCTTAGCTTCGGCTTTCTTCTCTACCTTCTTCTCGT